TCAAAGAAATACGTTGCAGTAGCACCATTTGACAAGCCAATGTTGTAGTAAAGATTGGCCTGATCGGTGCCGCCAAAACTACCCTGATCGGTGCGGCGTGTAGAGATGCCTTGCACATCGCTCAATCCCCATTGCACAACATCGCCACCGATGCGAACTGTTTCGCTGCTTGGTGTACGAATTGCGGTTTGCAATGGATCTGATTCGTCGGTGACTTCAACGTTGGCGGATAGCAGCTGACTGCCGATCAGTACCTTGCCGTAAGCCACGGGGATGGTTTGACCGACGCCGACCGTGTTGGCTGCGCCGGTGTAGGCGTAAGACTGTTGGCCATCAGCGCCACGGGTCAGGCTTTGCGGTCCACGGGTGCTGGCATTGGTGCCGCCGCCAAATCGTTGGTTGCCGAGGGTGGGAACAGTTGGTTGCGGTGAGAGCAGCTGGGCGACTCCACCTAAGGTTAAAAATCCGCCAATACTTGCAACAAGACCCTTGACCGCAATCGCCTTAGTCAATCCAAATGTGCCAATAGCCGCAGCACCTGGAATCAAAAACGATGCGGCAATCAAGCCAACACCAATCAATACTTGCGTGAGACCCTTGCCCGAACCAGCAATAACCGGCACTAGCACCAGGTCGTTCTGACCGATTGGTAGCCGCAGATCGCTGTAGCCCATGTCCTGATCAGCCTGCAGGACGCGGTAACCAATGCCCCGTTCGTGGGCAGTCATCAGCTCCTGCTGTAGCTCCGGCATGTTGATGCACAGAAGCTTGATCGCGTCCGCTGGTGTGCGCAGGTTGTAGTAGGTGTGCTCGGTGCCGTACCGTTCGCCCAGCTCACCCAGCAGACGAACCCGCTGCATATCGGAACACCGCAGCAATGCTCTTTACATAGTAGCTGCGCAGGTCTTCCACGGCACTAGGCGCTTCGTCTAGGTGATGCAGGATCCGGTCGTAATCCACCAGCACGGCTGCGTGCATGGGGTGCCGCGTCCCGAGTCGCATGATCAGCACGTCACCGGGTCGGCGTTCAGCAAATGGCACCTGTTTGAAACCCAGTGCTACTGCCTCGCGTAGGTAGATGCTGGGGCTGGCTTCCAGCTCGTCGGGGCGATCAAAGTTGGGAAGCGTGATCCCCTGCAACGCGAAGTAGTCGCGCACAATCGTGTAGCAGTCTTGCCTGCCGTAATCCCACTCGCGCCCGATCAGGGATTGATAGTCAGCCATTGCCCAGTGCCGAGTTGGAAGATGTACCAGCGCAGTTTGGACTGCTCGCAGGCAGATAGGTCAGCAGGGCTGGGCGGCGTGTCTTCTGGGTGGCTGTGGATTACCGCCTCGATAGCACCGGACAGTGCAGCCGCTAGGTAGTCGCGGGGATCCAGCACGAAATCAGCGCAGGGATCTTCTGCCACATTGCGGCACCGCCAATACTTGCCATCCACCATCAGACCGCAAGATTCACGCGGGAACTCGGCCAAGGCGTGCGCCTCAGCGTCAGATCTGCAGTCGTGCTCCAGGGAAGCCACCAAAGGGAAGGTTGCCAGTAGGGAAGCGCTTGGCGCAGCTGTTGTACCGCTTGCCGCACACATCTTGGCTGGCATTGGCAACAGCGTTGTCGTTGATATCAAAGTATGCACTGCCGGTATAGCCACACTCTGCACCGCGATACTTCCATGGGCAATGCTCCAGCACTTGCCGGCGAGGCAAAACAAGGTTGATCAGGTCCAGTTTGCTAATCAACTCCAGCTCCACCAGCTCGATGTTTTCGCGGACTACGCGGTCCACATACCAAACTTCGTCGGTGAACTTGGCCGTTGGATCGGCTGTTGGGTTGACGCCACCGCTGAAGTTGACAGCATCAAGGAATTTCTGACAGGTGCGGATGCGGGTGACCTTGGCATTGAGGACGTTGTACACCAGTAGTAATGCCGTGATTGTTCCGGCAACGTTGGAAATGCGCATCGTCGGACGCGGCAATGTGCCCTTTGATGTCAGGTCAAAGCCTTCAACCTCAATGGGAAACGGCGTGTAGGTAATGCCGGCGAATACGACGCTGGTGGTTAGACCGTTAGTGCCAGCGTGGTAGTAGAACGTCTCGTCAACACCGTTGACCGCTTCGGTGAGCTGCATCTGAAACAGCTCAATAATGGCCGAAGGATTGAGGAGCTGGATCTGCTCCTGTATCGACTGCGGTACGGTCATGCTTCAAATACCTGGCGAAAGGTGGCAGTGATCGTTGCTCTACCTGTGTAGTTGATCTGCTTGTCCCATTCCAGACAAACCCATTTGTAACTTGTAGCCTCGGCGGGTGGTGTCCAGTCAAAACTGGCGCCATCAGCAGCGCGAGCATCTAGAAATGTCTCGATTGAATCCGAGTTAGCTTCTGTGATGTTCTGCCAGCTTAGGCTCCATTCTTTTGGGTTCTGATTGATGCCAAAGCTTGTCCGTTGCTCATAACCATCGCCAAACTGCGCAATGCGCACGCGGGGGCGGCTTGTTTTTTGTGCGCCGTAGCTAGGAGTAACCGCAGGAAAGGTTGCCATGATTAGCGTGCCAAGATGCCGCCAGGGCGCTGCTGTTTCACCAATTCTGCCTGCACCGCAGCTGCGATCACGCTACCAAGCTGCTTGCCTTGATTGGAGTCGCCCTGCACGCTGGAGCCACCTGCGTCGACGTTGACCACGATATTGGCGCCACCGCCGAAGCTCCCAGCACGTGCAATGCCGCCGCTGCGACCTGGCATGAATAGCTCCGGACCGCGCTCGCCTACCAGATAAGGCTGCCCTGCCATGACGCTGCCGCCCTTGGCGCGTCCAAGCAGTGATGGCATGGAGAACACATTGGGGTTAAATCCAACGCCAGGCGCAAAGCCGCCGCCGCCAGTCACACCGCCAAACAAACCGCTAAGGGCGTTGATTGCCTTTTGGATGACAAACACTCGCAGCAGTTGGTTGGCAATGTCAATCAGCACACCAGAAGCGATGCGCCTGAGGCTAGTGCCAAAGTCCTCGCTGCCTTGGATCAATGCGTTAAAGGACGACGCCAGCCCTTCACCAATAGTGTCGGCAAGGCCATCAGCTAATGCCTTTTGCTGCTTTTGCTGCTCCGTTAGCTGAATAGTGAAGTCAAGTGCTTTGCCGTAACCTGCTGCCATGTCGGCAATACGCTCGACGATCGTCGGCAGTGTGACTTTTGCTTCGGCTTCGTTAATCTCTTTCAGCGTTGTGGCATATTCCACAACAGCCGCCATGATCTGAGCCCTACGCTTATTGGGTCCGATCTCTTGTTTTGAAATTTCAAGCAACGCAAGCTGCTTGGTGTAATAAGCCTCCTGCTGCTTATTTTGTGTTTGCTGCGCAATGCCAAGCCGCAACCGCAGCTCCAACTCTTGCGCGGTGATGTCCTTAATTACCTTGACTTGCTCAGCAGCGGACTTGCCGCCAGATCTGCCGCCACCACCACCGCCTCCGGTCCCTGCGCCTAAAGGTGGAACACCTGTAGGCATTTGAGGAGCGCGGGCCTGTGGTTTTATTTGCCCCGTCTGGAATCCATAAGCCTCGATTAGATCGCGTTCACGCTGCGCCGTGAGTTCTTGAATCAGCCTTCCACGCTCAAATGGATTTGAAATTCTTCGGCCTGTTTGTGATGTTCGGCCAAGAATATCAAGAGCCTCTTCGCGTGCTTGATTCAGAATATCTTTGCGCTGCCCTTGACCAAGACCAAATCCTCTGGCTCTGGCACCTGTTGCTATAAGTTGATTAATTGTATTGATGGCAAAAATTGCCTCATTCAGCACTGCCTTAATTGCCGGCGATAACGCAGTTCCAATGCCACGAGCCAGCCCTTCAATGCCATCTTGCAATGTAGATAGCCGACCACTCAGAGTATCGCTCTGGGCAATGGCGCCATTGGCATATTTGCCGCCAGCACTTGTGAGCCGCTGCAGTGCTACCTCAACAGCCTTGGCGCTGATCTGTCCTTTGCTTAGCGCTTTGCTGAACTCCTCGCCGGTGAGCCCATACATCTTGCGCAGCTCATCCTGCAGCGCGACACCACGCTCTTGGAACTGCAGCAGTTCTTCGCCTTGCAGCCTACCTTTGGCAATGACTTGACCGTAGGCAAGTGTCAGCTCCCCTAGGTTTGCGCCAGTTGCGCCTGCGACATCACCAAGCCGCCGGGTGGTTTCTACCACGTCTTTGGCGCTAACGCCAAAAGCCGTCAAGCGCTTAGCGCTTTCGATCAGCTCAGTGCCCGTGAACGGCGTTGCTGCACCAAGTTGCTGCAGCTCTTGGATAATTTGCTTAGCTTGTTGAACGCTACCCGTCAGTGTCTGAATGCTGCGAGTTTGGGATTCAAGCTCTGCAGTTTTAGCGAATACAAACTTTGCTGTTTGAATAGCACTGAAGCCTGCTACTAAGCCGGCAACTGCATTGCGCAGCGTGCCAATACCAGCGGTAGCCGCCTTTGACGCTGCGTTGACTTGCTGCAGGTTGCGTACAGCACCTTGGCTATTTACCTGTACGTCAACGACAGCAACAGCCACAGCGGCACCTCCCTATGCGGTCAGTCTATCGGTGCCGCGCCTTGTCTATCTCTATCTTCTCGCGTTTACCTTTTACCTCGTAGTACGCCGCAAAATGCACAAACTCGGCATCGGTTAGCTCAGTACGCAACCGGCTAACCGTCATGCCAAGTTCTGATGCCAGGAAGAACTCAAAGAATAACCAAGAGTCTTCCTCTAGTCTTTTTTTGCTTCTTCAATACCGGCTTCGCCGCCAAGGCCAAACAGGAACAGCTCTAGCTCGTTCAGCACACGCTCTGGCAGCTCGCGTTGCAGCTTGGCAGCATCAGCAGCGGCGAACGCCTTGGTGCCATCCTCAAGCTCTGCCATCTGGCACAGCATCTGCGTGCTGATCTCTAGCGCTTCATCGCTACCGGCAAGCGTGGTTGCCTTCTTGCGATCAGCGCGGGTGATGGGCTTGAAGTAAAGATCCAGCACCACATCGCCAGCGTCATTGGTGACGCTGAATTTACGGCGTTGGTTCAGATCAAAAGCGCCCGTGAGTAGATCGACCGGGCGCTGGTTTGCAGCAGGCATCAGATGCTAAGTGTGAGAGTACCGCTTGAGACGAAGTTGATCGTCACAATCTCGATCTCGCCAACCGTAGCACCGTATTCAGAACTCGTCACCACGATCGTTCCGGTGATCTTCTTGCCGCCGGTTTCATCCAGATACAGCTCAACGGCTGCATCAGCTTCGTCGGTGGCTTGGTTGGCGTCCTTGATCAGATCCAGCTTGTCGCCAGATCCAGGAGCGTCATACATCACCTCAATGGTGCCGGAGCCACTGATCAGCCCGCCGATGTTGGCGCGGTAGGTGGCGCCATGCGAGGTGGCATCGTACGACTCCTTCTCAACGGTCATGCTCCATGACCGCACTGCTGCGATTTCCGAGAGACCACCAGCGCCAGCCTTATCAAAGAAGACTGTGCCTTGTTGCCCGCGATAGAAAGCCATGATCAGATGTCCAGCGAAATGGCACCGTTGGTCACGAAGTTCAGGGTAATGACTTCGATCTCGCCTACGGTGGCAGAATACTCAGCCGAGGTGATCACACCATCAAAGGTGATCTTCTTGGTGCCACTGGTATCAAGGTACAGCTCGAAAAGAGCCTCGCCAGCATCGTTGGCAGTGTTGACGTGCTCGATGAAGACGTTGGTTTCGTCGGCACTAGATGCGGTATAGAGGATCTCGCAAGTCCCGGAGCCGCTGATGAGCCCCCCAACATTGGCGCGATATGTAGCGCCTAGCGCCGTGGTGTCGAGCGATTCTTTCTCAACAGTTAGCGACCACGAGCGGGTGCTAGTGATGGTTGCTGCAGTGGTGCCAGCATCGTCAAACTTGACGCTGCCTTGCTGCCCTCGGTAAAAAGCCATGGCTAAAGATCCTCGAAGGTTTCAAAGGTCATTCTGACCTGAGTTTGGAAGTAACCCTCAGGAGCTGGCGCAGCCACCACCTCTGGGCCGGTTGGCGGGTCAAAGTGAACGCCGCTAACGATAACCCTATTGTAAAGGTCTCGAATGCGTTTGCCGATGGTGTAGTTAGCTCCGGGACCTACACCCTTGGCGGTGAAAATATTTACCAGCACCAACCCAATGACGCTATTGCAGCTGCCAGTAGTGCCGCCCATGGTCAGGTAGTTGTTGTTGCCAAAGCTCACTAGGCACTGCACCCATGAGCTAGCGGGCGTTGGCGTGTACGGCTGATTGTGGAAGACAACGGGCAGCACTGGTGCCAGCGCTAGTTCAGTTGCTAGCCGCCCTTCAATAGTGGCGCGGACGGTGTTTAGGTTGACGGCTGCCATCAGTCTTGCCTCGCAATACGGCTAGCTTGCTGCTGCGCCCAGTTGGTGATCTCGCGGGCGATCACGTCGGGATAGCCCTTAGTGATCTGATTGTTTTTAGATCGCCACTGCCCCTGCCATGATGGTGGCAAGTTATTGCCATACAGGACAGGCTCGGTGTATGGCAGGTTGTTGTGGATGTGATACACGTTACCTGCACGCTCAACTTGATAATCAAGCCGCCGTGGTGGCGCAATGCCTGCAACGCTGTTTTGCGGGCCAGGGTCGTAACCAGGTGTACCTTGCTCGCTGATAGACCACGCAAGGCGTAGCCGACCCGTATCAACTGGGCTGGCTTCCTTCAGTCGCTTGTCAGTTTCAAGTACCGTTACACGCAGCAACTGCTCGTATTTCTCGGTTGCGTAACTGCCGATGTCAGATAGGTTGATGCGGCGTGCCATCGCTATGCCCTCAGGATCAGCTCGTAAGTAATGGGCTCATTGTCTTGCTCAATCGTGACCACGCGAATCACTTGATGGCTGATGTTGCTGATCACAACGCGATCAGCGGTGCTTGGTACAGCTGCGGTATCTGCTGCTGCAATAGTTAATCGCTTGTCACCAGCCTGCACTAATTCATTGACTTCGCGTGCATTAACATCCTCCAAGACGCCACGCACTGCTGTATCAGATACGGTTTCAGTGATTGCGCCTGTAGTGGTGTTGTAAGCACCGGCTGTGACAGTGCGAATCGTTACTTCACCGCCAAACTTCGCCATGAGCTTGCTGGCGACCTTGCGTAGCGGTGTGGATAATGTCATGCCCACACCCTAACTGGATTCTCCGGTTCCACCACAAATTCCTTCCACCCCTCAGGCAGCGACCCCACATAGTTCAGGTGCCAACCGTTGAGCACTTCAGGTGGGGTGATGACGTTGCCATCTAGGTCCCATTCACCACCACGGGTGATGACGCCAATAACATCAAGGGCGTGGCTGTGGGAGGCGGTAATGAACTGACCGTCTTCAGTGAGCAGACCAACAGCCTCTAGGGCATCCCTGCCGGTGGCTTCATCGGGGAAGCGTATAAAGTGTGTCATTGCGTGATCTGCTGCAGGGTGGTGTTGGGGAGGCGCTGGGGCCAGTAGGTGAGGCGGCGGATGGTGCCGTTGAGGTATCCATCTGCTGTCAATGAGTCCCCAATGTTCATCCTGTCTGTAACTGGTAAAGATGCGCTTGATACAGGAGAGGTAAGCAGCCCGTTTGCAGACTGTATTAAATCATTTGCTTTGTAAGCTATGCACGTTTTAGCAGTGTAATTATTTGATGCGGTGAAGACGTTGAGAATTGTTTGCTGAGCGTTGACAGTAAATTGATTGACATTGCCAACAAACAAAGAGCCTCTGTATGCACCTTCTGTTGCTGAATGCCCCATAAGCATTGATTCGTTTTGCGTTCCATTGTTAATGCTTAAAAATCCTCTTGTCCTAAAGCCTGCAACCGACTTATTTGGGGCTGTCCCATTCGCCCATATCGTCCCCTCATCCTGCCGATACCAAGACGAGAAGTTATTCCCCGTAATACTCGCCACGTCAGCGCTGCGGGTTGCGGCGGCTGTGGTGGTGGGGATGTAGCTGGTGGGGAAAGCGCCTTCTTCCACTTGTGCACCCCAGATGCGAGCGGTTGCGCCAACATTGCTAAAGAACATCCTGAGGCGAATTACTGTTCCAGTGCTGGTTGTAGTGGTAACTGTCAGCCGATACCAATTACCTGCATAAGCAGTTATTGTACCGCTGGTGTTTGTAAAGGCACCGTCGTTCAATGTGCTAGTAAGTGTTCCATTACTTAGGTTAAATACAACTCTTCCGCGATTGGCAGTGCCCCCAGCATCAATAGAAAGCGTAAAAGCAGTGACATTGCTTTTAACCCATAAAGATCCAGTATATGTTCGAGCTGTTGCATCCTTTGTGATGCTAGTTTGCACGACTCCAGAGGTTCCAGTATTTGTCCAAAGATCAGCCGTCAGTGTGCCGTCTGGAGCCGTGGATTCATTAGAAGTAATTGTGCAATCTGTTTTTGCCCAGTAGACATCTGCAAAATTGTCGCTCTGTTGGCTGAGGTTCGTCCTACTTTCCTCCACCAGCAGCCCAAGGCTTTCGCCCGTCACAGGGTCGTGGTCGAAGCGGGCCTCGTTCGTCGTCGCCGTCCGCAATGTGCCGGTGCTATCGACGTAGGTGCCGCTGCTGGCGCGGGTGAAGGTGACGAGGTTCTGCCCTGTGGTGGCATCAGTTAGCGACTTGTTCTCGGCAAAGCGCAGATCCAGCGAGGGCACAGCGCGTGCGCGAGACCACAGCAAGTTGCGGGTCCACGGCCCCGCCAAAGCCCCGCCTGGCGTGACGCTGGCGCGAAATGCTGCAGAGCCACGCATCAGATTCCAGCCTCCAGCGTGCTGACGCGCAGCTCCACGGTGCTAGCGCTGACGGGCGTATAAGCGCCACGGGTTTCAATCTCGGCGTAAAACGTGCTGCTGCCTGCAGCAAGTTTAATCAGCCGCCCTGGATAGTCCACCTGCGTGTAGATCGTGCTGCCAAGATCCAGCGGTGCTGCAAACTCAATGAAGCCCATGTAGCTTGCGCGGTCGCCGCTCACCAAATCAAAGGCTGCGTTATCAGCAATGGCAGTCGGGCTTGCGTTGTAGAAATGCACGCGAAATGCACCCATGCCGCTGGGTACGCTGCTATCGCTAAAGATCAGCGCTGCTGACTGGATCAGCACATAGCCGCCGCTAGGGCCAATGTTGCTTAGGGTCAGGATTGCACTGCCGCCGGTATCGCCAACCACGTCGCCTGCGGTGTAGGCGGTGGTATTGCTCGGGCGGGTGATGCTGACAGTGGAGCGAAATGCCGTACCAGCTACCCCCATGGAGTAGCTGCCATCATTGCGGCGCCGTGCTACCGAATCATTGCCAGCAGGTGAGATGAGCGGCATGGGTCAGCTCCGGCGGATTGCAAAGTTGCCTGGTCCACTAATTCTAAGCCCGGTCAAGTATCTCTCCATCAATGGTGGCACTTTATCGGCACCAACCGCGCCAAAGCCAACATTTGGTGTCACGTCAAGACTGCCGATCTTAACGTTCTTGTAGTCCTCTAATCCGCTCAGTCCCAGTGCGTCTGTATTGTTGTGCAGGAATACTGCGAGCACTACCTGCGCATATTTGATCTGTGTCGGGATTTCGGAGTCGGTGTAGTAGTCCGTTGTGATGCGGAACGGAAAGCCGACGGCGTAGGTATTGATGTATGTATCAGGCTTGCGCACGCCGGTACGCGGCCATTGCAGCGCTTGAGTATCAGTGCTGCGAGCACCTAAAAACCGCTCGCGGTCTAGCCGTTGCGTTGCGGTGAACAATGCGCGGTTGCGGCTGTCAGTATTGCCGCTGTTCCAATGCTGCACATCGGCATCTTCCACAAAGCCATCAATGATGGCAGTGGCATCAGCCAGCGTCAGGTAAGAGTTTGCGTTTGCGGCCCCTACGGTGGCCACGATCGTGATCGCCATCGCCCTGGGGCTCCTGTGTTTCTAGTTTAAGTTCAGGCTCTGCAATAGAAAGAGAGGCCACCGCCGTAGCAGCAGCCTCACGGTCACGCAGTCGCCGGAAGGCGAACAATCCCATCAGACGCGCTTCAGCAGCACGGTGAGGATCACACCAGCCAAGTTGGTGGTAGTACCGGTCACGTCCAAAGACAGACGGTTGCCGGCATCAAGGGTGAGGTTGGCGGTAGTATCCGTCAACGCAGGAGTCTGCTCAGTAAGAGCAGTGCCCTTGAAGTTGATCTTGGTCGTACCGAGCAGGTCATCGCCAGCGGTTGCCGCTTCAGTGCCTTGGCAGCGACGGATCGTGCCAGTAACGGCACTGCCGTCATCACCGGCAACAGCGTGAACCTCACGCACTGTAACCACTTCGCACTTCACAGGAGCAGTCCAGAACTGCACATCAGCCACCGAAGAGGCGATGTAAAAGTTAGCGGAAAGATACTGCTCAGTGCTGGTTTCAAACTGGGAGGGTTGTGCCATGGTTAGTTACCTCAATAGTTAGAAGTGACGGTGGCACGCACGATACCAATGTTCTTGGTTTCGTACACCTTGCTCCAGTTGCCGACCGTAGCCAGCTGCGCTTGAGTGGGGTTGGTAGTGCCAACAGTCCACTTAGCGCCGATTGGGTGGTAGACGTAGTGCAGGTCGATTGACATGGCATCGCTCTTGGCGAGGATGTCACGATCGGTTTCGGTCTGCATCGCCATCTGCTCACCGCTGGCAATAGCGCCTTGGGTGAAGAAATAGATGGGATAGTTGGTGCTGGTTGGAGTCAGATCATCCGAGATGATCACCCGCATTCCCATATACACGGGAACGTTGACCTCGCCGTAAGCAGCAACAATGGAACCGCCGACAGCATTGATGGTGCTGGCGCCAGTAGCAGCCGTGCCGAGGCGGGCTTCAGTGTTGGTGATGTAATCAATGGCTTTGCGCTCTACCAAGTCGTAATACACATCACTGTGCATTGCAACGGCAGCCAGCTTATCGCCTTGATCACCCAGCTTGGCGCGTGCCTTGCTGACAGTACGAGGAGACAGGATGGCGCGGGTGTCGCCAGATTCAGAGTCAACAGCCAGCTCAAAGAATGCCGAGCTAGAGGTGTTGGCAGACAGACTGCCGAACACGCCATCAAGGCACTTGATCAGGTCTTTTTGACGCTGGTTGGCCACGTAATCAGCCACCTTGGCGCCGATGGCAGCCATAGGGTCTGAGCCAGCAGCAAGGGCTGCAAGGTCACGAGCCTCAAAGGCGCGGCCACGGTGCAGGATCACGCCAACTTGCTTGTCAGCAGTGATTTTGCCGGGGGTCAGCGAGGTGCTGTCAGTCAGCACTTCGAAGTCGCCAGTGAGGTTAGCTTTCCAGAAGGGAACGTTGATGTAATCACCACCCTCGGTAGCATTCAACTCCGCCATGGGCTGCACCACGCCGGATGCCAGGAAGGCATCACGCAGAGTGGTCTGCTCAATAACGTACGGAGTAAATACCTCGGGGATGATGATGTCAGAGCGAAGAGTCGCCATGATGAATCACCAGGAATGGTTTACGGATGTGGGCGCAGCCCTCGGCTCAATGCGGCGCAGCCATCACGAGCGAACAACTAGATCTTAACGGTTAGCTGTTGCTTTCATGCGATCGTATAGGTCTCGATCTGTACGGAATAGCCGCGCTTGCTCGGTGAGGTTGAAGCTATCGCGGTTGAATGGATTGCTCATGCCAGCTGGGATAGCAGTATTGCTGCCGCCGGTTGGTGCGCCGCTGCCTTGTGGCTTGGGTTGCTTTTGCATCCAAGCGGGCAGCGTTTGTTTTGCCCACTCCTGTACGGGCGTGCGCTGGTAGCCATCGACGACGACCACAGTGCCATCCGCCTCGCGTTGGATTGCATCAGGCGACAGCTTGGTTTTCAGTACAAGGTCAGGGTCGTGCACGATTTCGGCCAGTGCCGTGACTGCAGGCGTGACCAGCTCTAGCTCGCGGACTCGAGCTTCAAGTTCTGCAATGCGCTGGTCCTTTTCAACCGTCGCCTCACGGAACTGCTGCTCCAAAGCTTGGCGGGCTTCTTGGTACTTGCCTTGGGATTCGAGCTGCTGTTGCTCGTAGTTGCGTTTGAACTCCAGCAGTTCATCGACATTGACCCCATCTGGTGCCTTGGATTTCTTGGCTTGCCGCAGCTCTGCAATCAGCTCTTGATTTTTGCGTTCTAGCGCCTCAACACTGCGCTGCAGTGCCTCGCTATTGTCACTCCCGGCAGCCGCAGGCTCCTGGAGTTGTGTTTCATCAGACATGGATAAGCCGCAGGCTTAATTACGCTGTCATCGTACCAGCAGCCAAGACAATGGCACGCGAGTGGAATACACCAATCCGTGATCCTTGGAATCCACTGATTAAAGAATTGCTAAATGCAATCGACCGCCACGAGCGGTTGTATCGCCAGACGGGTGCCGGATGGCACGCCGCAAAAGCACAAGATCTGCGCTGGTATGTCGCAGAACTAAAGGACTGGATTCATTGCCAAGAGGCTACCATTTCTCCTTGTCAGCCCAATACGCAGCAGACATCTTGCCCTTAGCGATGTTGCTGGCGTGTCGCGCTTTGAATGATGCACGCCGCGCTTTTGCTGCAGCGGATTCACCCTCGCGTGCTGGGCTGCCGCTAACACCTTGCTGACCGAATCGGATCAGCTTTACCTTGTCGCCTTCCTTGGCCAATACCGCGTGCGACTTGTTCGGATGCTTCGGGGTCCGCTTGGGTTTGTTGTAACCCTCAAACTGCTCGCCGCGATAGGTGATGCTCATTTGCGCTTTGGCTTCTTGGCAGTCTTCGCAGCAGCCTTGAAATCAGCAGCACTCGGGCGATCGGGGTCACCCTTGCGTGACATGCGCTCCTTGCTGCCCGCTTCAATGCGCTTGCGCTTGGCGTTGATGTTGGCGTAGAGGCCTGGTTTCTTAGGCACCGTACCGAGCGCGTAGTTGATCCAAGGTTAACTCTGACCCGTCATCACGCACGAGTTTGGCGATGGCATCAGTCGGGCCGTATTTGTCAGCAAGCCTATTGAAATACGGAACTTTGCTGGCGCCTAGTGCTTTGGCCTTCGTTGGCAGATCTTGCTTAGCCAGCCACTGCCCATAGGTCTGATCCGCCGGCACCATGCCGCCTGCTGCTGCGCGCTTGCTCGGTGGTGGTGGATCAAAGCCCAGTTCTTTGTAGTTGATCACCGGCACTGTGGTTGATCGGCAGTTGAAATGTTGCGGCGGAGTCGGACCTTTGCCGTATTCAAACTCACGGCCATCCAATGCGCGGCAAATGCTGCTGGTGCGGGTATCCAGTGTTGCCACATAGCGATACTTTTTAGTGATATCTTGATTTGCTTCATATACCTGCTGGCTAGCTGCATTGGCTACTTGGTTGATGCTGGTGCGCACAAGCGTAACGATCTGATTGTCGGCTACTGCTGTTGCTTGGCCACCTGCTGCAACAAGCTGCTTAACTGTCTTGGCCTGCTCGCCAAACTCAAGGTTTCCAACTAGCCGCTTTGCAATAGCTGGCGTCGGCTCACCCGTTAGCAATCCTTGCCGTACCACTTGCGAGAACCGCTCGGACTGGTCAACCGCAATACCGCGAAATGCTTTGCTGACCACCTCTCCGTTTGGCAGTGTGATTGTGGCGCCTTGCGCTGCGGTGAGACTGAACGTTTGCGGTGCGCCTTGCACTGCTGCAAACAGATCATCACTTAACGCCACCACATTGATCTGCGTTGGATCTGTGGTGACCACCGACTGCGCAAATTGCGGGCTGATCTCAACGGTGCGCACTGCATCACGAGCACCAACGGGTAATGCACGTGCAAGCTGGTCAGTAACAAACTCTGACTGCAACTGCGCAATGCCTTGCAGCTCCAGCGCCGTCAGCTCTGTGCTGTCGCCTGCCCAGGTCGCTAGCGAGTCCTTGAGCTGCGCAAGGATTCCCCTGAGCCGTGCAGCCTTGACTGGTGCCGACAACTCATCAATCGTGCGCAGTTGATTGACCGCATCAATGATGATGTCGTTGTAGGCATTGATCACACGCCGCGCAACGCTATTGCTGTAGCGGTTCAGATCGATCGCATTGCGATATAGCGCTTCCGGTGTGCTCATTGATGGATACCTAAATCCTCCGGCGCATAACCGCTGCGGATGCTGACATTAGCGCCTTGGCTTAATGCAGTGCCAACTAATGCAGCAAATGCCTCATAACCATTTTGGCCGTCTTCAAACAGGATAGTTTCATCTACTTCGTCAGCCTTGCCCTCCCTATACCAGCTGACGCGCACGATGGCTAGGACCTCTTCAGGCAAAGCGCTGACGTGGTAATCAAGCTCCTGCTTCCTCGGCTTCCTCGGTTCCATCCAGATCATCAGATCCACTAGTCGATCGGTTATCCAGTCCAGCAAATGGTAGATCAAGCCCCGCATTGGCCGTAGCCTCAAGCTCCTCATCTACGTTAAAGTCATCACCTAAAACATCACCCTCAGCAAGCTCACGCAGCAAAGTCTCCTGCGTAATGGTGCCAGCCGTGTAAAGCTGTAGTAAAGCTTGAATTTCCTGCGGTTCAAGGCGTGTGCCTAGGAAATCACGGTTGACGTAGCTGCTGCCTGGTGCGGTGTTGTTGCCGATGTATTGCGCATGAAACTGCAGGCAGTTGTCGATCATGTCCTGCACGTTTTGCGCAATCACCATCATGGTGCTGTCGCCTTGGCTGCGATCAATGCGCTTTGCCTCGGCGGTTTCAGCGGATAGCTTCTGGCCGAGCACTGCCGATAGCCCTAGCTCGTTGATCTGCGCTGCAAGCTGCTCTAGGCGGCGGAACTGGTAGTCAAAGCTGCGGCCTTGAGGCTCGATATATTCTGCACGCCCTTCTGCGGGGAATGCAATCGCCTCGCCGGGACCAGCGCTGACTTCCTCTGCTGCAGACGGGAAGCCATAGAACGCCAGCATCGGCACAGCGCTGATGTGCAGCTGGTTGTCGAGGTCGCTCTGGATTTGATATGCCTTAAGGTTCAACTCGGCGATATCCTCCAACGGCGGGCGTGACTCCATAAAGCCATGGCGCTGCGCATAGGCGACTGAGAATGGAATCTTAGAAAGACTAGTGCGTCCTTCGTCGATTACCTGGAAGTCACCGTTGTCTTGCTTCTGATGCAGTTGATACTCACCTGGCGTTAGCACGCGGATCTGCTCAACTGCCTTTTCGCCAAACTCGCCATCAGGCACGTTGACGATCTCAGCCAACCGCAGTTGCGTCAACACCTGCCGACCTTCCTGCTGCTCAGCACGCCAGCCAAGGATCTGCCGTGGCGTGTAGCTCACCCAATAGGGTCGACCCCCATCAGCCGGTGCATCCACCAGTACACCAACGTGGCCATAACGCACCATCTTGCGGGTGACGTCGAATGTCCAAACATTTAAATCATCGCCCAAAAGATTTACGTCAAAAAGCTGCTCACGGATTACATCCGCCGTATCGTCGAGCCTGACTGGTTTGCGGGTAAGCATCCCTGCTAACATGCGCTCCAATCGGACGTAGTAAGGCGGGCAAACACTTCTAGCAAGTCGATTATCATAACTTTCATCTAACTCTCTCGGCTCTTGCGGCAGATAACGCCTATGGCGCTTGCGCATTTGATAAGTGCCTTGCAGTAGATCCTCAATGAGCATCCAATGCGGTTCCATTGCGTACCAAGACGTGCTTGGGTCTTGGACGCGCGTTACCTTGCGCTGCGCAATGGGTCGATCGTAAAAGCCAAAACCTGAGTACATGACGCACCGTCAATAGGCAAAGTTTAAAGGGTTTGGTGTTACCCAAACCCTTGAGAGCCTCGGCTAGCCGTGCCCAGCCACGCATTAACAGAACTCACCCTAAACCACCAAACCAGGCCTGTTCCCAAGAGAACAGTAGGGAGGGATAACCCTCCGTACTGCCGTCTGCAGTCCTTGCCTGTCCCTGACTCACTAATCCCGACCACAACCGGCTTTGCCGTAACCTTCCTGTCCCTAACCTGACAGACCAAATCTGGATTCCAAAGAACCCAGCGGAGAGGGCCGAAGCCCTCAGCGCTGAGATCAATCAGCCCATGCCGGACCTTAGCTTGCCCTTTCTCGTCTGATCCCGCCAGTCCCAGCCCGGTCTCACCACACCTGGACTTACACCGCAAGGATGCCAGTGCTGAATCGCCCATGCTTGGGTCGCCAGTCGCCTAGGCCGACCAGCTTGCCAGCATCAACGGCGATCTCTTCGATGTCGCGCAGATTGAGCACGTCAGGGTCAAACTGCGCAGTTGCCTTGAGGCTCCAGTGGCGGAACATCGGGCGGGTGCGCATGACCTTTGCCATGCCGACCTTCACTCCGACAGTGTGGGTGAACTCACCGCTAGCGAACATCTCGCTAAGCGTGTCATCGTTGATCTCAGCAGGCTTGCCAGGAAACTCAAGCGGTGCGTGCTCAGTGAAGAACATGCCGCACTTGGCTTGCGGGCCACGCTTTGACTTCTTGGCACCGTTGATAAACACCGCTTCGAGCACGTAGTCGGGGATAACCAGCTCATCGCGGAAGCGGTACAAGCCAGCAAGCCATTCAAGCCTTGCCATCTCGTCGTAGTCAGCGTCAGTTTTCTTCCGCTTGCTCGACACCGCCTTCATCGCCTTGGCGTAGGTATTTCGCGGATCTGCTGTTTGCCCGTTGTGGCACAGCAATGGAGACTCGCCCGAAATTGTGATCTGGATCGTACTGAGGTTGGACACGTTGGTTCGTTGATAAGGGGACAGAAAGTGATGGCGCTGCAACGCTGACTGATGCCACCTGCTTGCGTGGGTCCAACTTGAAGCGCTGTTGCCTGACTGAATTGGTAATGCCGTCGTGGCAAATAGAGCACAGGGTCAAAAGATCCGTGAGTTGCTCGTTGCCAAACGATGGGTAACGGTAGTCCGGCGGTCCAGCGTTCTTGTGGTGAACCTGCAGTGATGGCCAACCCAGCTCTGCTAATTGCGCGGCAGTGATGCCGCAGCCTTGGCAGGTGTGCTGGTCGTGGTCAAGGCGCTGCTGGCGTTTGCGTTGCCATGCTGCTGATTGGTAATAATCCTCCATTTGCGGTACGGTGTGTGCGGATCGGGTTCGATCCTCCGCAAATCATACCACGATCAGAGCATGGCGCAAGGTGTCCGGGTCCAGGTGGTGCTGCCAGTAGCGGTAGCAGCGCTTCTCAAGCAAAAGGCCAAGGCTGAGGGTCGCACCGTCTCAAGCCTTGGCTCGTTCTTCATTGAGGCTGCGCTCAGGCAGGGTGCTCAGTAAAGGCGGATTCCGGTCGTGCGTCCAGCGCCGGCATGGAGCGGGTTGAACTCACGCCAGACCAAGTAACCCAGTGCGTCATTCATGTGGTCATGCCCGGCATCCTTGTCAGGGTCGCCCTTGTCGGTGTAGCACTGCAGCTCTAGGCATTCGATCAGCCGTTTGCAGCGTTGGTGAATGGTGAGCCTGACTTGGCCCTTGCCGTTTTCCAGCAAAGCCTGAACAGCAGCCACGCGATCACGGACGGGAGGATTGGCACGCGGTGATTGGTTGGACATGCCGTAGGACTCCAAGATCTGAATATCGGTCTGGCTTGCGTTAGTACTGCGGTTGCCGCCGCTGGCATCTGGGTAGATGTAGATACGCCGCTGCGGGTAACGCGCCTGGATTTCGTGCGCCAATGCGTCGGTGTCATGGGCGCCGCTGATCTCATCAATCACTAGCAGGCTGCTGCCGGTGCGGACACCGATGATGGCGGACATGTTGCCAATGTTGAAGTCAACGCCAATGCGCAATGGCTCGCGGTCAAGGTCAGGCAGCTCTGATACGACGTGCTTCTCGCGGTTGAAGCGGTCGTAAATGGTGCCCGTAGTGAGGTTGACAAACTCACCATCGAGATAGGCCCGCAACAGGTTGGGGTCGTAGTTGGCTTCCAGGCGCTCAATAAAGTCCGGCGGCAGGTGCGGGTTATCCGCTGATCGCATCTTGATGAGCTTGCGATCCGCACGCCCTTTGGCATCCTCACTGCCGAAGGTGTTCCACATCCAGCGGAAGCCCTCTGGTGTAGATGCAGCACCAAACTGGCGGACATTGCCGGAGCGCAAGCGGCCAAGGATCTTGGGAAATGCCTTGTTGGCAATGCTTGGCGTCACCGTATCGATCTCATCAGCCAGCACCCATGCAAGGTTCAAGCCGATGATGCGGCTCCAGTTCTCGAAGCTACGGCACAGGATTTTGGTGTCACCGCCTGGCAGGTGCAACATGTATTCCGGCAGCGGGCTAGCCCTGAAGGTGTAGGGGATGTCGTATGCCTCCAGGAAGTTCTCGAAATCGTTCTGCCAGATGTCACGGATCAATGGGCCAGTGGGTTCCATCACTGCGCCGATGAAGCCCTGATTGGCCGCGGCCAGCATTACAGCCTTAGCGCACAACGCACGTGTCTTGCCGGCGCCGTAGCCAGCTGAGATGCCAATGATCTCTGTTGCAGTGTCATCGACAAATGCAAGCTGCCCTGGGTGCAGGTCAGCGCGAATGCGGTTGAGCAGATCGCCTGTGTCTTCCTGCGTAGCAACATCCATAAACCCAAGCAGTTTGCCGGGTTCAACAATGCCGGCTAGCAGGCTCACGAGATTTCAAACCGCAGCAGCTTGGCCTGATCTTCTAGCGCTTTGATTGCAATGCTGAGGTTGCCTTTATCGCGTGCAAGCCGCTCGTAGTCCTGCAGCCTTGAGATAGCAGAAGCCAGCCACTGCGGGCGTTCTAACTCCGCATCAAGCTGCTGAAGTTGGCGAGCGCGGGCCATGTAATTTTCGGCTTGGCGCTCACCAACATTCCAGTGCTCCGCACAGTATCGAACGATTTGTGTACGGCTGTAAGCACGCAACAGTAGATCGTAAACGGTGTTAATCCGCTCGTCGATCTCCACGTTGGTGCTTTTTTTAGCCACCTCTTTATGCGCGAATTTGCACGGGCATTACCAGATAAGTTACACCATCCATGCCGCTAGGTGTCAGCACCACGGGTGTGGTTGCCGTATTGGCGTGCAGCGTGATGGCTTCTGCGGGCTTGAAGGCTTTGATGCCGTCTAGCAGGTAGTGGACGTTGAACGCCCATGCTCCATTAGAGGTGCCTTCCACCTTGAGCATCTCCTTGCCGTTGTTGGCGTCTGCCTCGGCGGTGATGGCAATGGTGCCACCTACTGCCTCGATCTTGACGATGGAGTTGTGCGCGTCGGCGATGACGGCAACACGCTCTAGTGCACGTGTCAAGCGGCGACGATCGGCGGTGATGGCGTTGCTGAACTCAGTGGGCAGCAGTTTAGCCACATCTGGGTAGGTGCCATCTAGCACGCGGCTGTAGATGGTGATGCCATCGCCGGCATTGATGACAGCTTGACCGGCTGCCATGGCGATGGTGACCACTCGATCCTGCAGCAGCCGCATGGTACTGGCTGGCAATACCACGTCGAGTCCGGCGGGTAGGTCGATGGGGTAGCGCATGAGGCGATGCCCGTCAGTGGCCTCCATGTAACCGCTGCCGAGGTGGATGCCTTGGAGCAGTTGCTTGCTGGCATCAGTGCTGGCAGCTGCCATGCAGGCACGGATACCGGCGGATAGGTGCAGCTCGCTCGTAGCGGCGTCGACAACAGGCAATGCGGGATAGTCCGCCGCATCAGCCGCTGCTAGGCCGTAGGAGCCGCTAGAGGCGGTCAGAGCGCCATCTGCGAGGGTCAGAGCCTCATCGCCATCAAAACGGCTCACAAGGCCAGCTAGCAGCCGATACGGCAGCGCTACAGCGCCATCAGTATCCACTGCAGCGGGGATGGTAACGGTGATGCCGAGATCAAGGTTGAAGCCGGTGATAGTGAGGGTGCCAGCAGCGGCATTGATCAGGCAGCAATCAAGGATCGGGTGCGAGCTGCGGTGACCAACAGCTGGCGCAATGGTGCGCAACGCGTGATCGAGATCTGCTTGGCAGGTGACGGCTTTCATTTGACGGTGGCGGCAGTGACGAGGCTGGTGATGATGCGTTCGTAATCAGCGGCGAAGCTATCCACAAGCTCCATGGGTAGCGGTACGCCGTCATCAATGGCGTTGTCGGCAATGGCTGCGGCATACG